CCATACGCTGCTGAACGGCCTGTTGCTGTCGAGAGTTGACGCTCGTCGCCTTGAAGGCCAGCTTTGCCAAAGACTTCTCCATGAGATGCGCAACCTCAAGATGTTCCTTGTACCGCTGCGCATACGACATAGCACTCATGAGATCAGGCTTGCCGTATTGCTCTGACATCAGCCGGTTTACTGTCGCGTACACAGCCGTCAAACGCTTGTTCACCTTGTAGTTAGACTTGGTGATCTTCACGCCCACTCGGTCCCACAGCATGTACCACTGAGGATCACCGCTCACGACAGGGTTAATCAGGAGTGCAACGACATCGCCGGTTGCATCATCAGTCGCCACACCACCAAGGCGCATGAGCGGAACAGGCGTAACAGTCTTCGTTGCCTTGTCGATCAAGTAGATGACGCAGCCGTCCGTATTGAACGACTGCTCATCACGGACACGGGCCTGGACACTAAAGCACGCCTTCGCGTTCTCATCGATCACCTTGCGGGCCGGTCGCGTCTCACCCTTAT